GTTGACGGCGTCAAGGTTGAAGTGCAGCCGCCCAAGTTCTATGTGGAGGTAAACAAGTAATGGGTATCCCAATTTTAATTTTAGGGGCAAGCGGGTCAGGTAAGACTGCCAGCTTGCGGAACTTTAAGCCAGATACAGTCGGCGTATTTGAGGTGGCAGGAAAGCCCCTTCCGTTCAGGACCAAGATTCCCTATGCCAAGACGAGTGACTATGATGTGATTCGCAAGGTCATCAAACAAGGCACTCGTAAGGCTTACGTCATTGACGACAGCCAATATCTCATGGCTTTTTTCATGTTCAACCACGTAAACGAAACAGGATATGGGAAATTCACAAAGTGCGCTGTAGACTTCCGGAATCTTATTGATTTCATTGTTAACGAAACTCCAGATGATACCATTGTCTATCTGCTTCACCACATTGACAAAGACGAGCAAGGATTTATTAAAGCAAAAACACAAGGAAAAATGCTTGATAATCAGCTGACTCTTGAAGGGCTGTTTACAATCGTCCTTCTTTGTGAAACTGACGGGAAAAAGCATTGGTTCACGACGCAATCAAACGGGCTGACGCCCGCAAAGTCGCCGATGGAGATGTTCCCCGACAAGATTGACAACGACCTCAAGGCCGTTGATAGCACGGTTCGGGATTATTACAACCTTGCAAGGAATGAAAGTCAATTAAGCGGCGTGGCCGCAAAACTCAAGGAGGAGAAATAACATGATTAATGAACTTCAAAACAGAAACTGGGACGACATTGAGGAAGCAACGGGAGGCTTTGACCGCCCGCCCGCTGGCGGCTACCTCTGTACGATTGTTGCGGTTGAGAACATCCCTGACAAGCAGCACGTCCGCCTTGAATGGGATATTGACGAGGGCGATTACCAAGAAGTCTACCGTGCATCCGCCCTTGCTTCTGGTCGTCATTGCCCGTATGATTGGCGCTCCTACAAGGAAGAAAATCTGAAATACTTTAAGCACTTCCTGTCCGTGCTGACGAAGTGCAACCCCGGAAAATTCGACTACAAGACATGGAACGGTGATGAACGGGCATTTGTTGGGCTTCAATTCGGGGCCGTCATTGGGTATAGAGAAAGCGCCTATAACGGGAAAATCTATGAAAACGAATATATCAATCGACTGATTGACCGTGAAACCCTTGCCCGTGGCGACTTCAAGGTTCCCGAACTCAAGAAACTTCCCGACGAAAAACGGCCGAAGCAACAAGAACAGGCCCCTGCTGCGCCAGTCACGGAACCGTTTGACTGCCCATTTTAATCATGGAACTGGAAGATTTTTTACAGAAGCTTTCAGGGGTTAGGCGCAAGGGGAACCAGTACGTAGCGGATTGCCCAGTCTGTGGCAAGGCGGGACACCTCTACATCAAGGATGATGGCGTGCTACTGGTATTCTGCCAGCACTGCAAGTCAAGGCTTCCCGCTATCTTACGGGCCGTCGGGGGGAACATTGGGAGCAGGTCCGAACCTGTTCCCATCCCCATTCCCAAGAAAAAACGGACACTTGTCGAATTTATCACCTATGAGTATCGGAACCCAGATGGATCCCTTGCCTACTACAAGGACCGCAAGAAGTACGATGATGGTCACAAAGAATTTTACTTCCATTACACCGACGGTTGCAACAACCTTTACCGATTGGACGACCTTGCAAAGGCCAATGCTGCCGAAACGCTTTACATTGTCGAAGGCGAAAAATGTGTCGATGCGATGGCAAGGCAAGGCTTCCTTGCCACGTCAACCAACACAGGGGCACAGAAGGATCTGAAACTGTCCGACATGGACCGCAAGGCCATTGACAAGTTCCCCAATAAAGTGATGATCCCTGACAATGATAAGCCAGGGGATGAATATGGCAAAGCGTGGGAAGCCCTAGGAGCTGTTCTATTGGAACTCCCTACCATCTGGGAGGGGTGCCCACCTAAAGGCGACGTAGCGGATTATTTCGAGGCGGGTGGGAACCCTGATGCCATCAGGAATTATAAGCCGCTTCCAAAACCCGCCGAGGTGTTCACAAGGGAATGGGCCGATGGCCTTGACTCTTACAGCATCATCAGTGACGAGGTCCTTGACTCCATCATCAAGTCGGAAGACAGGGTGAGGGCCGAGAGCCTTGCCACCATCAGGGCAAAGGAACTCAAATGTACGACCGAGTTCAAACGCTGCCTAAAAAAGCGGGCGCAGGTCCTTGCGCAGCGCAATGCGTCAAGTGAGAACATGACGAGGTTCACGGATGCGCCCCTGACGCTCAATTGTGGGGAATATGTGGCCGACGACAATGGCGTTCGTAGGTTGACATACACTACGCAAGGGGATCCTAAAACGGCGTTTGCGTCGGCGCAGCCGGTCCTGCCCGTTGAGGTCCTCCAGAATGTGGAAGAACGAACCCAAAAAATACGCCTCGCCTTCAAGACGGGTGGGGCGTGGCGGTCCGTACTGACCGCTAGAAGTACGATCTCGAACGCAAACCGCATCATTGAGCTGGCGGACTACGGCCTTGCCGTATCAAGCGACACGAATAAGGAACTTGTGAAATACCTGGCGACCTGTTTGAACCTTAATCCAGGTGCATTGCCACCAACGGAGTCAACGAGTCACTTAGGATGGAATGATGGCGACTTTGTTCCATATAGCGGTGAATTGAAGCTTGATACGGAGCAGGACTTCAAGCGGACTGTGGACGCCATCAGGGAAGAAGGAACCCTCGATGAATGGATTCAGACTGTGCGCCCTTTGATGGCTAACCTCTATTTGCGGCTGACCGTGGCGGCATCCCTTGCTTCCCCTCTCATCGAGAAGGTGGGGGCCTTGCCATTCGTCCTTCACCTTTGGGGCGGCACGGGGGCGGGGAAGACCGTCGGCATGATGGTGGCCGCAAGCGTCTGGGGAAATCCTGCGCCCGGCCATTTGGTCAGGACGCTCAACACCACGGACAACGCCATCATGGCCATGGCTTGGGTGCTGCACAGTTTCCCATTCTTCGGCGACGAACTGCAGACCATCAAGACACAGGGCGTGACGTATGATCAATTAATCATGCGGGTGACGGAAGGTATTGATCGCAGCCGTATGAAGAGCGGGGACGCCATGCAGTCCCTCAAGACGTGGGCAAACGCCTTCATCTTCACGGGTGAAGAACCTTGTACCATGAGCCACTCAGGTGGCGGCGTAAAGAACCGTGTCATCGAGATTGAATGTATGACGCCAGTCGTGGCGGATGGCAATGCCGTCGTTGCAGCAGTTAGACAGCAGTACGGAACCCTAGGCCCTGCCTATATCAAGGCGCTTC